AACATGATAACCCCAGTCTTTTTTATCATAATAAGTTTCTAACATTTGATACATACTAGGACATCTTTTATTAGATGGAGCTCTTATAAATCTTTCTGCAACAGCAGCATCTGCAAGAATATTTATTATGTTAGTTCTTACAAAAAGATATTGTTTAATTTCATGGTCTATTTTTGATGACATTTCTTAAAATCCAAGGATATTGTAATTGTTCTTTTTTAATTTTATTTAACTCCTCTGTTGGCAAATCTTCTAGCTTCTCCAGGAGTTCGTACTGGTCCAATGTTGGATATAAATAACTTTTTATTTTAACTTCTTCTGCATCTTTAATCTGTTTGAAATGACCATTTAAAGTTCTAAAACCTTGATTGGAATATTTTTTAAAACCTAAACTTTCAATAAATTTTTTATGGCTTGGCATATCAAAAGAAATAAACTTCTCTTGTTTCATACTTATTAATGGCAGATCGTTGACTTTAATTTGACTTAATTTAATTAGCAGCTCTTCAACTTCTTTTTTAGTTAATTGAAACAAACCAGCTATATCTACAATTCTAATATAGGCAGATCTCTTTTGAACATTATAGTTTGAACAACAATAGTGATAAATTCTAAACTCTTTATCAGTTAGTGCTGCATTAATAATATTAGGATCTGTTAGATAAAACTTTGACATAGTTATTCCTCCTTATAAAATTTTTATTGTGTTCGTTATCTTCAGAAATTCTTTTGAGTAGGTAGTCTTTTGATTGGCAAACTGGAATGTGTTCCTGGACCTTAAATTCTAAATATTGTAACCACTTGTCTAAATCGATGTGATGAAGCTCTCCTTTAGTTGGAGCTATTCTTCGAACAGAGAGGCTCTTTAAAGGTCCATTATCTGCTCTGCCTTCTGTTGTATAATACAGCTCAAAAAAAGGTATTTTCAAAGCTGTTGCTATTTCAATGTAAATTCTCTTTGTATAAAAAGGCTTTGTTTTATATTGATTATTGGCATTAAAGATTAAATCCGCAGTAAATAAGGCTTTTCCACATGCTGGACATTGTGAAATCTTATCAATATCACTATATGCAATGCCATTATGTTGGTTTCTATGCCATATTGAGTATGGTGTCTTCAAAACTCCTGGATATTGCTCATTTCTAGCCATAAAACCTCATTAATTAGTGCAGATAGATAGTCAAGAACTAAATGCAAATATTCGACAATAACCTACAATATCACTTGCAGTATTATAATATATCATTATATAACTAGGCATGGTTGTAAGCGATAAAGCTAAAAACATAGATCCAAATAATTTTGAGATAAAATGGTTCCAATATAAATCTACTGGAATTGAAGAGTTTGAAATCGGTAGAGGTATTAAAAAATTTACTGGTCAAATAGATTTTTCATTTAGATCAGTAACAGATCCAAAAAAATCATTACTTTCACAAAGCGAAAACATTGCCAATTTTTGCATAGGATCAGCAGCATATAAATATGGAAAAGATCAAGAGAGAATAACACTTATTACTTTTGGTCCACCAGCTAGAGTTTTAGATACTATTTTAGCAAATACAGATGATTATTATCATGAAGATATTATTGACTGGCATTCAATGGCAAAATTAAAATTTATTGAAAATCAAAAAACTGAAGTGATGAGTAAATTAATATCTCAAGAGGAAATATTAAAAAAGAAAATTAAAGAAATAAAAAAAGATTTAGAAGAAGAATTACAAAAAAAAATAAAAGAAGTAGAAGATACACAAGCTGAAATTCCAAAATTTTTACAAGATGAGATAAAACAAAATCCATTAGCTTTTAAATCAGCAGCAACAAAAGATGTAATTGATGAAGGAGTTTATAAATATTTAACTCCAGCAGAAATACTTACTCAAAGAATTGCACAAACAAACACATCAATTCCACAATTAAGCAAAGCTTTAGGATTTGATATTTCAACAGTTTATCATCATGTCAGAGGAACTAGAGATGTTGATAGAAAAGCTGCTTTAAGATATGCACATTACTTTAATTGTGATCCAGCAGATATTTTATTTCCACCTATTAAAATTTCTTTAACTGGAAGATCTGATTTAATTAAAAAAGATGGTCAAGTAGATATTGATTATACAAAATCAGAAAATGTTTTATGTCCAAGAGATTTTTATTCTAAAGCAAGAGAAATAAAAGCTATTAAAATTACATCGCCAAGTTCAGTTTATAATGACCACATAGCATATTATTATTACTCTAATAAAAAAGAGACTGATTGTGAAAATAAAGTTTGTTTTATTGGTGTGAAAGAAAAAGGTTTTATGGATGAGCCATATACAAATTATTACATTGGCATATATGAAAACTTTAGAGGTCAAACAAAAATTTTAAATGCTGATCCATATAGAAATAAAGAAACAATTTTAAATAATCCAGATATAGAATTTATTACACCAATCATTGCTTTTGTTGCAGTTGATAAAGTTAAGTTTGCTCCAATAGTTGATGTTAAATTTAAAGAGATTAACGAAAACGAACAGTTACAAAAATTAGAAAAAGAATTAGAAATTGCTGAACAGCATTGGTGGATTGAAAATCAAAAACTTTCTGGAAAAAATATTACAACAAGAGGTAAAGGCAAATCTTTAGAAAAAATGTATAAAGATTTAAGAGAATTAAGATTGAAAGTTGACCAGTACAGAAGAAAAATTATGTTGACTGATATTGAAACTACTAAAGATGATGACATGTTAAAAAGAATGAATGATTACATGGATGAAGAAATAAAATATTTAAACTCTGCAGAATATTGGAATAATAAAAGAGCATGAAGAAACGAAAAGTAAAATCAGATAAATTTCCAAAATATGATGAAAGTTATGGACCGATTAAATGGAAGAACCAACATGACATTGTTAAAAAATATGCAAAGCTTGGTCTAACAATCGAATTTCTTGCTTACAATAGATCTAATCAATTTAGAAATAGATTAACAATAACTTCAGAAGATATTTTGCCATGCAAAAGAGTAGGTGCTGCTGGTGTTCTTTATAGAAATGATACGACTGATAAATTTATGAAAGAAGTTTTTGCTGAAGATAATATTGTACCTTTTGAGAACAAAACTCCCAACACTCCCAACACTCATAACAAAAAGAACACTCAAGACAAAATTGGACAAAAGTCATAAGATTGACTTGTAGTTTTATGTTTAGAAACTATATCAGTTTCTATGATAATAAAATCAAATCCAACAAAAGACTTACCAGTTTCCGATCCTTTACAAGAAGCATTACAAAACACACTTCCTCTCTTTGCACAGAAATTAAAAATTAACCATTACTCTCCAACTCAATTTTCTATTCCAGATGCAGCTTGGCTTTTCAAGTATGTATTCATGGACCAGAAGATGAGAAGAGAATTACTTCCATCTAATGCAGCAATGGAAGCTGGCAAAATTGTTGGAGAAGTTCTTCAAAGAATTTATGCAGACACAATTTATAAATTACATCCAGTTAAGAAAAAAGTTGCACCAACAACAAATGAAAAAATTTCAAAAGATGCAGCTCTCCAGGAGGAGATAGAAAAATTAAAAGAGTATGTTCCTAACGATGAGAAGGACAGCGATAAAAAGCAAAAATATTTAGAAGAAATTCCAGAAGTAATTAATCATGCTTTATCTGGATTAAAAGAACTAGCGGTAGCAAGTCCTGTAACTTGCGAAAGACAAATATCAATCCAATCTCCTAGTGGTTTTTTTTCATCATTACTCCCCACAGTAGGTAGGATTGATTTTGATTTTGGTATCAATAAACATGTGTTCGGTGATCCTCCAAAAGAGAGTAGTCCGACATCCGAGTTATTGGCGGATGCCTTTCCACATAAGATTATTGAACTAAAAACCAAGTGGAGCCGATTAGGTAAAGTTAAGAAGGATGGAAGTAGAAGTTTTCTTGTTTCCTCCATACCAGCTACCGCTAGTTTCAATCATTGTTGCCAGGTGGCAACTTATGCAGCACATTTTCAATTTAAAGTTCCAGCTTATTTACTTTACGCAACAAAAGATGGTTACAAAATTTTTGATAGCACAAACTGTCATCATCTAACAGTTGATGGAATGAAAAAGAATTTACAAATTATGTTTAACACTTTCAGAAGAAGAGAAAAGATTTTAGCTTTGCATGAACATTTAACTAGAGAAGAAATTATTGAAGAAGCTGCTGGTATGATGGATATGAATTTAGATCATCCTTTTGCCTGGAATGGAATGCCACCAGAATTATTAAAAGAAGCTAAACTGTTATGGAAGCT